AGTTAAACATTTTAAAATATTAATATTATTATTAAGTACTATTATATGGAGAGATACTGAGAACGGTTTAATGTTCTCAGTATTATGTAGTTATACTATGAAGATTATTGCTATAATGATAGCAACTGTTGTGTAGAATTTTAGGTATGGGAAATCGGGATCACCTAGTTCTATTTTTTTTAGTAGATCGGTATCTATTATAGGTTCTGGAATAGGGTTATCGGTTATAGATTTTCTATTTTTGTTAGATACTTTTAGAGTCATTAGATATCCTTAGTATATTATTTTTAATAACGGTGAATAATTTTGATAATAGTACAACTACGGTCATTATGATAAACTGTGATGATAGTAGAGCTAACCAGTATAGTATAGATTCTTGGTAGTTATTTGTTATATATACGGCTACTATTATGGTTAGTAGGGTAGTTATTACGAAGTGAATATGTTTCATTATTAGTCTTTAAGGAATTGGAGGACATGAGCGCCGGTATTAGTTAGTCTAATCACTGAGTTATCTTCGAAAACGAAGTCTTCGTTAGGTAGAGAAGATATGGGAGTACCATTATTTTCTATGATTAGGGATAGAGTTTCTCCGTATGAGAAGGTGTTATTTAGTTTAGATTTGATATTATCAGCTATAGTCATTATATTGCCTCATTTATTAGTGAAGGGAATACTTCTTTTAGTAGTTTTTCTGTTAGGTAAGGAATTTTGAGATCTTTATTTAGCATTCTTACATACATATCTGCTTCTCTTGGTTCGAAAGATTCTAGCATTTGAAGTAGAAGTAATTTTCTTTTACTTTCTGATAGTAGGTCTGCTGTTGGATCACCTTTAGTGAATAGATAAGTTTTTCTTAGTTCGGATTCTAATCCAGCTATTCTTAGACCAGGGAATGTATCTGGTTGTTTGTAGTTATCTGGAAATTCAGATATATAAAATTGAATAGTTGGATCAAATGCAAATTTTAAAAATTGTTTAAAGTGGGGTGAGCCATTCTTTATTAGTATCTCTTTCCTTCCTTCTCTTGTTGTTTGTTTCTCAAATTCATCTAATATCTCATACACATTCTTTATCATTCATTATCCTCTCTATATCTATTATAGTGATCGTTTCATATTTCATTAATTCTTCAGCCATTATTTCCACTTTAGACCAATTAGCTTTAAGAATCTTTTCTGCTATTTTATAGTTCTTTTTAACAAGAGCTTCTATTTCTTTTTCGACTCTGCTATTTATTTGATCTGTTATCATAGTTGATTGTGGTCCATTAAAACCATTACCATCATCTATAAATTTAATAGGAATAAGTTTCTTTGACATACCCCATTCAGATATCATTTTGAAAGCTATATATGTAGCACGTTCGATATCGTTTGATGCTCCTGTAGTGATTGAATCATGTCCTTTATATAGTTCTTCAGCTATTCTACCACCATATAATGTAGAGATTTCACCTTCTAATTTTCTTTTAGAAATTGATACAGAATCATCTTCTGGAAGAAACATTGTTATACCAAGAGCACGACCACGAGGAACGATACTTACTTTATATATTGGATCATGTTCTGGCATATAATATCCAACTACAGCATGACCAGCTTCATGATATGCAGTCATACGTTTTTCATCTTCTGACATTACATAGGTTTTCTTTTCAACACCCATTAATATTTTATCTTTTGCTCTTTCAAGAGATTCCATATCAACAGCATCTAAATCATCTCTTGATGCCATAATAATTGCTTCATTAATTAGATTAGCAAGTTCTGCACCTGAGAATCCAACAGTACCTCTAGCAATATTTAGAAGATCTACATTATCCTTAAGAGGAACTTCTTTAGAATGAACTTTTAGTATCTGTAATCTTCCATTAATATCTGGAAGGGACATAGATACTTGACGATCAAATCTACCAGGTCTTAGTAGAGCAGAATCAAGAATTTCTGGTCTATTAGTAGCAGCTATAATAATAATACCTGAAGCTTTTTCAAATCCATCCATTTCAACTAGAAGAGCATTAAGAGTTTGATCTCTTTCTTCGTTACCCCCAAATGAATTATTTCTTGCTTTACCTATAGCATCGATTTCATCAATAAAAATAATACATGGAGAATTCTTTTTTGCTTGTTCAAACATATCTCTTACGCGAGAGGCTCCTACACCAACAAACATTTCAACGAAGTCTGAACCTGATATAGAATAAAAAGGCACTCCTGCTTCGTATGAGATAGCTTTAGCAAGCATTGTTTTACCAGTCCCAGGTTCTCCTGTTAGAAGGACTCCTTTAGGAATTTTACCACCTAATCTACTAAATTTATCAGGATTTTTTAGGAAGTCTACAATCTCTTGAACTTCTTGTTTTGCTTCATCACATCCAGCAACATCATCGAATGATATATTAGCACTTTCATCTTTCAACAATAGTTTAGCATTACTTTTACCAAAAGTACCTAATCTTCCACCATTTTGTTTTCTGAACATATACAACCAAACTCCTACTAAGATGAAGATTGGAATACATGAAATCAAAATCTCCATGAAAAGATTTCTTTCTCTTGGTGGTACTACTTGAATATCTACTTTGTGATTAATAAGGTCATTAATAAGTTGTGGGTCATTGGGAGAATACACAAGGAATTCTTCACCATTTTTTGTTATACCTATAATCTTATTATTTTCTAATCTTGCTTTATACAAGCCATCGTTTTTTACAAGATTAACAAACCTAGAATAAGACATATTATATTCTTTTTCCATCACTGGGCCAGAAGCTTTCATTAGATTATAAAATGTCAAAGAAGCTAGGAGCAATATTGCAATTGTTATTATATTTTTTTTCATAATTGATCTCTCAGAATTCGTCAATCACATCCATCAAATTGACTAGGTTTTTATCTATAAAGTATTTATACAGATTGGTTTTATTACCAACAATACAGTTTTTATATGCGTTTATAATACTATCTTTAATAGAATTAGGAATTTCTTCAAAATCAATTAAAAGTTTATTTCTATTATAACGAGCTAACATATCTTCTGTGCAAAATTCTTCAGGATTTTTATCAATCCATAGTTCGATCTTTTTAGAAGATATAGCGTTTTGTCTTTTTCCAACTATAAAGCAATCATCTTGTGATAGGATATTTGATAGTCCATCACCAGAATCACCACGAATAATTTTTTCTTTAAGTTCTTTAAGAACATCAGGAGATTTGATATATGTTCCATTCATTGGATTATATTGTTTTACATTATCATATCTTTGAAGTTGTTTAAAATCCCCATCTGAAGAACAGATAATAATCTTTTCATCAGGATCTTTATTCATGGTTAGGATAGCAATAACATCATCTGCTTCTGCTCCATCAACATCAATAACTTTGTATGGGAAATGTATTTTTAAATCTTCTCTTAGTTCATTTAAGATTTTAAAGATCTTATTCCAATCGAGATCTGACTTCTCACGATTCTTTTTCCTCATTGCTTTATAATGAGGATACACTTCTTTTCTCCAATACTTTTTATTGTCACAACATATTACAACTTCTCCGTATTGGTGTTTAAATTGATTAATAGTTGTTCTTAGTGTATTAATAACAACATGGCGAATTAAATCTTCATCTGGATTTTTTATTTTATTAGCAGAAACAAAGGAAGTGAATCCTGAAATTACTACTTGATTAAAGTCTATTAGTATCAAAATATAGTCCTCTAAAAATTATTTAACATATAAAAGTGTTCTTTTAACATAGGATACTCTACTTGAATAGACATTCCTAAATTATTATCTTTTATATACTTAGCCAAAGGATAATCATTACCACCATCTATTATAGAATTTGCTATGAATACCATTTTTGGATCTTTATATCTAAGACAAAGATCCCTTGCTACTAGAGATTTATTAATTCCTTTTTTAGTAATATCAATAGAAGTTTCTCCACCGATAAGAAAATCATAATATATAAATCTTTTTTTCAGTCTTTCTATGATAAGGGTTCTTTCTTTATTGATTTTATCATATTTTGAATATTCTTCTCTTTGTTCATTATTAGCATTTCTACCAACAATAGAAAAATTAATCATACCTTTTCTTTTACAAATATGATTACCTACCTTTTCAGGATAGAAGGAAAGATTCAATTCAACATTGAGAGAATCTATAAGTTTATTATCTCTTATTTCTGAATCAATATCGAATGAAATACCTTCTGCTCCTGAACAAGTATACAATGTAACTAATTGAAGTATACTTGATGGAA